CCGGAACAAGTTTTGCGATACTCTCGCTCTGCAGATCGTACGTAGCAAACTGCTTCTGTGCCAACAAAATGTTCTCCTCAGATATAACACCAACCTGAGCAAGAGAGTGCGCCTGTTCCTTCAACGAAGCGATTTGCTCGTCGGTAGCGTTAGTGGAAACACGCAACACCTGCGATAGCTGCGTTTGAACCTCTAGCAAATTGAGAGCTTCCTGCGCGGAGCTTTTCAAAAACGACAACACAGCACCACCTGCGATGGCACCACCGATGAGCTTCAATGCCTTACCAAACTTACTGGCAGCACCCTCGGCACTTCTTGTCGCCTTCTCACTGTCCTTCATTTGCTGCTCCAACTTTTTGATCTCTGCCTCAGCTTTCTTGACGGACGTTTGAAGATCACCGATGTCTCCGGTGATTTTATAGACGAGTTCTCCTACTGTTTGTTGTGTTGCCATTGTTTTTCAGCTTAGTCTTCATCAACTGCTTGCGAAGATTACCTACAGTATCCTCCTTTTCAGTCATGCCCTCAATACTCTCGTATGTTCCTTTCTTCACCTCACCCTTTTGCTCAAGGTGGAAAAACACAAACTTGTAGTACTCGAACAATTCGTCGAGGTACAACTTCCGAACATCTCTCAAACTGAAACCGTTGATGACCAAGAACGTTATGATCTGCCGGATATCACTCAACTCTGATCGTGGACTTTTTTTTTTACTACTCTTTGCGTTGTCCCTTTCAAGCAATCGGTACTTATCGTAAAAACCAAGTATCTCCAATGCCTCCTGATGAGTCACCCAAGACCTCAGATCGTCTGCAGTAAGCTCCGGCTGGTAATGTTGAAACAAGATCTCAAGCTGTTCAAACACTACCGACCAAAAGCGTTGCAACTGTTCAGCTTCGTTTTCACCAACATTCTCTGACTCGATTGATGTTCTCTTTTTCTGAAGCTCAAGGAGTCGTTCAATTTCTTCAACGGTGTATTCGTTGGGAATCTTAAACTCTTTGGGTTCTTGTGTTCGTTGGTCTTTGAGTATGACAGTGGCGTGTTTTCTTTCTTTGTACAGGTCAAGTGTTGGCATGGTGATGTGATGATGCTGCTCAGTTGGTGCGAGTGTGTGCGTGTCAGTTGGGTAGATATTCCCTATCGAGTGGGTAGGTGTTACCTGTCTCTAGAGGGTGTTCCCTGTCGGCGATGTTGATGTCTTTTTTTTCGTTTCGGTACCCTATCAAGTATTTTTTGTCATCTCAGTAGGGTAGGGAAGTGAAAACATGTTGAAAAATGGTGGTGTCTCAGAATATCGCTCAATTACTCGGGGAAGTGGTGCGATGTCTCGGGGAAGTGGTTTTTTCCTCTCAAAAACGTTTTGACGAGATATCTACAGAGTGAAAAGGGGATGACTTGTGCCATCCCCTTCCACCAAGTCCACTAAGTAGTCTGTTGCTCGTCCACAATTTCCACAATGTCTCCTTCGAACTGAATCGGAAGTACTGCTACGTCCTCCTCATCGTCACCTGCAAAGTCGATCGAGACTGGGGTGAAGTTTGTACCGTTCTCAATGTCAACCTTGAACGTTTTGCTGTTCTCGTCGGTGTTGATGAGACGCAAGCACTTCAATGTCTTCGTACCGCTATCGGCAAATACGATCTTCTTCGAAGCTGCCGGGGTGTAGTCGAACACAATCGTGATCGTCTGCACCAACGTGGTGACGGTAACGGAGTCCTTGATGTAGATACCACGTACTCCATCTGCATCCTGACCAATGAAGTAGTCAGTCTCAGACACAAGAGCACCGTTAGTACCTGCGGTTACTGAATCCGGCGTGATTGCAGATCCATCACCATTCTGAAAGTCGAACGGAATGAACTTGTTGTACGCCCATGCACCTGCTGCGACAACCTGACTGTAGTTGTTCACTACTGACGCTGCGGTAGTGGTCACAGTGACAAGTCCTGCATCGAGTGCTGCAAGGTTCGTGAGGTTAATCTCACAGAGGTCGAAAGTCACCTGAACCTTCTTACCATTGACGAACTTTTTAAGGTCGTCCACATTGTCGAACTGGATTGCCTGATTCTCAACAAGAGAGGTCAAAACCGGATTGCGCAATGCACCAATATCTACGAGTGACGAAAAGTCATCACCTACGAGAACGCGGACAGATCCTTTGCGGATAGCTGCGGTCTTCTGAATCGTTGTTTGGCTCATAATTTTACGTTATTACCTACTAAATAATAAAACTCAGATCTCTCTCTCTTTTCAACCGATCGACGTACTCTCTACTGACTTCGACCTTTTCACCTGCACGTACAAACCTTCCATCTGGTAGATTCGTATTCACACGTGCGACTACGCTCACCTTGGACTCCATGTGCGCAATGCGACGCTCCTCACTTTTGCTTCGCGTGCGCTCTGGTTCCTGATTTACTCGCTTGCTCATGCGCTTATTTTACTAGAACTTGATAAACAACTCAACGGGGAAAACGAACAGTTTTGCATCCTCATCATAGAACGATGACCTACCAGCAAACCTCACGTATTTCACACCAAACTGACCTCCAAGTACTCCCTCGCTATAATCGTTGAATATCCGGTCAACATCAGAAGCCATGCCTCGTGCATCTTCAAACGTAGAAGCGATGCAGCTTATCTGGTATCTCGCGCTACGAACCAAAGGGTACGTAAGCGACTGCGTAACCTCAGTGTACACGAGCATCTTACTTGGAGCCACACCATCCGGTGCTCTGAGTGGGTATAGGTGATAGCGTCCACCTCCGGCACTAATCTTCGCGGAAAGCGTTGCGTCCCCTGTTATTGCGGAATAAATTGCTTCGTCCAACATACTACGTTTTTTTAAGAGTCTCTTTCAAAAGAGACGTGCCGTATGCTTCGACCGCAGCAGCACCACGTCTCATCATCGCGCGAGCACCGAAACGACTCGTTCCATATTCAACATACGGTGCATATTCAACGTTCGTCGCTACCTCGTGATCGAGCAACTTTATCCGGCGTGCAACCATAGAACCTTTGAGACGACCAGTCACGACCGGGGTAAGATTCTTGATCTCCGTCTCGGTCATCAGAGCGATGTTGCCTAGATCTGCGTCAAGACGACGAAGAAGCTCCTCGTCCGGGTTCAACTTCCGTATGAACTTTGTGGTGATTTTCAATGCCATGCTTAATCGTAAGACTTCAATCGAGCAAATACCTCCAAATGATGACCTGCACTATCCTTGAAAACATGCTCTACTTCGAACGTAAGACCATCAACAACGATTCGGTTCGCCTTCGAAATTACCTGATCCGGCTTGAAGTAGAATGTGTAATCTTCGAGCGTAACCTGATACGCACCGGACACAACACTACCCTTACCTTGGATAACACGATTGTATCGACACATGACGTTTGTGTACGTATTCGTCCAAGACTCAGACACAGATCCAGTTGAGCCCTGAGTCTCGGTCTTCACCTGAACCGTACACAATTTGTTTAGCAGTTTTTCAAAACTCATACTACGAGACTTTAATCACACCAGCACTAGACTTCGATGGTTTGCGTTTGTACTGACTCAGAATATCGTTCACACCAAGAGCGTGAGCTATCCTACTGATATCTTGATACGAAACGCTGTAGTCACCAAGAGATTCTGACTTTTTCTCCCTTACGTCGGTGTCTGAGATATTCTCTTTGATGACACCACCAACGAGTTTGAGAACGGCAATCTTCACATCGTCCGGTACCGCGCTTGTGAAGTACCACTTTCCTGTAATCTCGATATTTCCCTGTCCCTTCTCAAATATGTACGGACTCATTGAGCCGACACGAGAGTTTGAGTTCAAGCGAGTCTCCGGCTGAGCAAGCTCTACATACTCGAACGCCTCCTCATTCACGCTCGTATTGTCCAACGGGTATAAGAAAAAGTCCTCGTCCTCAACGTATTCCTCGTTGTCTACAACCACGCTTGTTGCTGAGAACAGATCACCTACGTATACGCGCTTGTCACCGTTTCCATCGAAACGTCTGACCTCATCTGTGTCCGGGTCTGGTGCCTGAAATACACGCTTACCGAACCGATCATCACCACAGTACTTTTCGACGTACTTTGTGACACCGGATATAACCATACCCACGAACGTATCGAGACTGCCAGTGAAGTTGACACCTAGATACTGCTTGACCTCTGTTGTTGTAACGTATGCCATACGACAATTTTACCACTAACTGATAAAGAAACCACGACTAGAGGGGTGTATAATCATCCCTCGCACTATACCCTTCGTCTCCATTCGTATACTGGTCGGCAACACTGTACACATCCGGTTCATACGGGAAGTAGTCAGAGTAGAACACGTCATACCTCAGTGACTTCGTGATCGTGCGATGACTCTTGAC